ATGACAAAAGAAGATTTGCAGCAGATTGCGGAACTATTAAAACCAATTCATGAGGAACTCACAGACCTACGAGCCGGCCAGGAAGAACTTAAGGCCAATGTTTCCGGTTTGGAGACAGAAGTTCGTCGCACTCGCATGCTTGTAGAACAGCAAGACCACAAAATCAGCCTTATTGCTGAGCAGTATACTGATATTGCGGAAAAACTGGACAAGGCGAATGACCGCGCCGCGCAGATCGACGACATGCGCGACAGGCTGCGCACGCTGGAAACTGTTGTGATGAATCACACCGCTGTACTCAAAGATCTTCGCAAGGCTGAATAAAAATAAGCGAGCAAGGGACATAAGGCTGAGGATGTGGCAATTACTCGCAGCGCAACGAATACGCTGTTAAAATGGACAGAACGAACTGATTCAATTGTAAATGTAGGTTTGTACGAATAGAGGCGATTGTATGTCCAAAAATGATTTTGGGTTTTATGGCTCAGGTCTTGACGGTTATGTACACTATAAGCAGAGTGTTGATAGGATCAATCAATCTGCTCCGATGAGAAAACACGAAGTAAAGTCATCAAAAAAATACGAGGAAAGGCAATTGGGATCGCCTGTTGACTCATTATTCAGAGTGGTTTCCTCTATAATGATTGGTTTGGCTATAATTTTTGTGATTTTACTTTTGAAATGATAAACACTTGATACTTTGATTTCGCATAAAGCGCTCTATCTAACAAGATAGGGCGCTCTTTTTATACCCGAAATCAGAACAAAGGAGCATAAAAGAAAATGAAACGCAAGAGATTTATAAAGAACTGCGTTATTGTGGGAGCTGTTATGCTCCTGTATCTCTGTGTGCCGCAAATGCTTGCAGCTTTGCTGTAAGTATTAAAAATACATAATAAATACATATTTTAAAGGAGAATTACCATGAACAAGCAGAACAAAGCCCGAGTAGAAACCATCATGATGAACGCCCACACCGAAGGGAACGGTATCAAGACTGCATTGATCCCCGTTGACCTGTGTGAACTTAGTCCAATTTACCAGCGTGACCAAGGGCGTCATGTCGCTCACATTGCATCGAATTGGGATGATAATAAAGCTGGCCACTTGGAAGCGAGTGAGCGAGGAGATCATTTTAATATTTGGGACGGCGGCAACCGTTTGCGTGCTGCCGTTATGGTTGGTAAGACGCATGTGCTTTGCAATATTCGCACAGGTCTTACAGACGAAGATGAAGCGCACCTGTTTGTAACGCAGGAAGAAAATGTAACCAAACTAACGCAATACGACAAATTTATTGCGGCGTGTGCCAGTGGTGAAGAACATGGCAAGGCTGCGTTGCTTCTGCGTGATATCTGCGATGAATATGGTATCAAGATCAAAAAGGCATGTGGAAAGAACAGCGCCGGCGTGTTGACTGCGATAGGTGTTGCGCTTGCTATTACGAACAATGAGCCTGATGAACTTCGGTGGGTTTTTAGAATTATTCGGGAAGCAAACTGGCATATGGAGCCTGGAGCATATAGCAGATCGGTTATTATGGCATTGAATTATGTCTATATGGCTCGTTGTGACATTTCTCCGGATGAACTTAGAACAGAAATTGTAAAAATCATTTCGCAAAGTTCCCCAAAGCGGTTTGAATACATGGCAAGAGCATGCTATATCGATCGTAAACCCAGCAATGCAATGGCGAGTGTGATTGAGCATTATATCAATAAACTGCCTCAATATGGGGAGCGGAAAGTACAGGAGCTGCCCACACGTGGTTTGATCTTTTGACATTATAATGGCAAAAGTATTGACAGGCAAATATCGCAATCTTATAATTAGTCAATACAAGTCGAGCTAAAGAAAAACCGCCTCAAAGGAGTTGATACACATGGTTTTAAATCTGGGAACACGTGTCTTTACGATCGTAGGCTGCAAAACGAATCGGGAGCATTTACTGTCGGCAGTGATGGTAACTTATCGAAAAAATGGCGTTTTACGCGGATGTTGGACGGTGCCTGTGAAGCGCGAAAGACACACCGGGAAGATATTCTTCAGGCTCGGAGACGACATTTTTTATCTATCTGAGTTTGTAAGAGTATAGAAAAAGCAGTTCTGAAGGGCATCTGCATAAAAGCCCTATCACAGATTTGAGTATCAACAAAATATTTAATGGAGGGTCAAATATGATCGTTTTAAAAGAAAATCAACGTCTTTATCTTCATTCTTGCAACTATAATATGGCGCGTATGATGTCAGCACTGGCAAATTTGGTGAAAGAGCACGGCGGCAGGGTAAAGCCTACAAGGCAAGCTCTTATCAGTGACCGGAATTGTAAGGACACTGAACCGATCAAGGTCACACATACTTCGTACATTAATGTCCACTGAACAAAAAAAAGGCCACGTGATATCAAGAAATAGCGCCGTTTCTGCGGTATAATAAGTGCAAGGAAAAACGGGAAAACACGCGAAAAACCTTGCACTTGGAGGCGGCCATGTATCGATACAGTAACGGTCAGATCAGCCTTTCTGACTTCAATCAACCGGCAGGCATGAATCTGAAAGAAAGCAATCGCTGGGTCAAAAAGGCACAGACAATACCCTGGCTGGATATTGAGAAACGCTATGCCAAGCTGTTCACCAATCGCAAGGGCAATGTGGCAAAGCCACTACGCTTAGCCTTAGGAGCCTGCATCATTCAGGCGGAGTACGGTTTTTCCGACGAAGAAACGGCTCTGCAGATTCAGGAGAATCCGTATTTTCAATACTTCTGCGGCAATCCCGGCTACGACGACAGCAAGCAGCCCTTTGACCCATCTCTTATGGTGTACTTCCNAGGCTGTCCAGCCCAAGGGCGGGATAACGCTGGTGCAGGCTCAGCAGCCGGCGTTTCAGTTCCTGATCCTTCTGCCGGCGCAAAGAAGGTTTGCGGCCCAGCCATTCGTAGTACCCGCTGCGGGAGACCTCCAGCAGTCGGCATACAAGTTCCACAGAGGCCCCCGCGCGGGCCGTACGGATGTATCGGTACTTGTCCTCTATGGTTTGGAAAGTATGCCGACGGATTTTTTTAGGATGTCAATGACCCCGTCTTTCTCTTCAAGCTTCTTGCGCAGTGCTCGAATCTCCGCCTCCAGTTCGCGCAGGCGTCTGGCGTCGCGGTTTTGGCGGTCAGCTTGCCCCGGCGATGGTGCGCCCGCCGCTTTCAGCCAGCTGCGCAGCGTGTCGATGCAGATGCCGAGTTCCGCGGCCACCTCCCGGCTGGGCCGCCCCTGCTCGGTGACCATCCGCACTGCCCCCGCCTTGAAGGCCTCATCGTAACGCGGCGGCGCTGGGTGCTTTCGTTCTTTGGTTGACATTTTTCATTACCCCTTTCCATTATACAGATTGTTTTTCTGTCCGGCAAATCGGGTATGGGGGCAGGAGTTTTTTGTGTTTATCCTAATGCTGCTGTATGTCCGCAATAAGGTCATACAGAATTCAAATTAAATTGGAGGAGTGCTATGGAGGTTAACTACGTGAAATTAGCTGCGGCAAATCAACAGCTTGAACTTTATGCCAATACCGGAAAGCCACTTAATAAGGCGGCAGCTTTATACATCGCATCATACATAAACTGCGTCCTTAAATCAACGGTCAGAACAGACCCGGAAAGTTTTTCGGTACAGGGGGGATCCACTTAGTGCCGTTTGGACCTTTAGGTCTGCTGACGCTTTTAGGGCTTGGGGCATATACCGTCAGCGACAACATAAAGGCAAAAGCAGTACGTGACAAACGGGACGCAGAATACGCAGCTTTAACAAGAGGCTGTACACAGAGATCACGCCAGAAGCAATTTGAGCTTATGGCAAAATACGATGTATTTAATGAAGACGGTGTGCCCCACCGTCTTACCGCGCATGAAAATGGTACGAATGTATTTTTAGAAGCACGAAAGTGCATCCGCCGGTTGATGGCGAAAGAAGGCTTTCCAGTAGACGAATATGATTTGCGTATAAAATTTCCTGGTAAAGATTTTTAGTGGTTATGAAAACAGTATACATTGAAAGAGCAATGAATGGAGGCTCGAATATTGAATAAAGTAAGACGTACACAGATTCAGAGGGTGTCTGATTCGATTTCAAACATCATAGCAGAAATTGAAACGATTCGTGATGAGGAAGACGAAGCTCGTGAAAGTATGCCTGAAAATTTGGTTGGCAGTGAACGGTACGAGACAAGTGAAGTTGCTTCGGATACGCTGCAGGATACCATTGATTTGCTGGAAGAGTCTGTTGAAAGGTTGAGTGAAATATCATAAAGGCTTATTATAAATTTCATGAAGGAGCTGTTCAGATGTTTTCCAGACATCAGACCGTCCGGTCAGCCAGTCGAGCGAAACCCCCATACAGTCGGCAACGGCGATCATGGCGTCATATGACGGCGGCGTACCGCCTGTCTCCCATCCACGAATCGCATTTTCAGAAAAATAAATCATTTCAGATAATTCTCGCCGCGTCAGTTCGTTTTCATCGCGCCATTTGCGTAGCTTGGCTCCGAATGTTGTCAATGCCATTTAGATGGCACCTCCATGTATTGCAAACTATTTGAAGAGGGAGTATCATTAAAACATCAAATAAACAACCATTGGTTGTTAAATGCTTAAATAACAACTTATGGTTGTAAAAAGAATTATACAATATAATATGTCCGATATCAAGGACAATTTGGAAGGGTGTGAAATTTGCTTGAGACATGTAGATGTGGATACGCTGGTATCAATGCTGGATAGAAAGAAGTTTAACATTGTAGCTGGAGGTATTGCGGATGGAGATTGCGGCTGGGAGGTCAAGTTGGAATGTAAATACGCGATGCTCACTCAAAAACCGGACAGGCTGCTGTTGCTGTCACCTAAGCGGCTTTACTATTGGGTGGACATGATCAGCAAAAGCGCCGTGTCCATCCGTGAAAGTGAAATCAAATGCATCACCGTCGATGACCAGTGGATTCATGTAAAGACAACGACATTTGAGTTTCATATTTGTATGGTTTGTATGGGGGGATAGTCGATGAAAGAAACAGCTGTGTGCAGGCAGGAAAAGGCGAATTGTATCAGTTCAGATATTTTGGCTGATATGCTTGATGGTACGGATTTTTCTGTTTGGTCAGGCCGTGATCCGAAGAAGTATGTTTGGGAAGCGACACTGAAGTGCAAATATGCGCGGCTCACACAGAATCCGAATAGAACTCTGTTGTTATCGCCCGGCGGGAGTAAGAGAATGGCGAATCGAAGTACAGTTTCCATCAATGAGAGATCCATTGTGAGCATCGAAGAACTTGAGGACGACTGGATTCGAATTGTTACCACTTCGGAGGATATATATATCCACAAAGGAAAATAGCAAAAAAACTCCCAAATAAGTATTGACAAAACAATAGATTGCGATTATACTATAGTCATAGGGGCGAGCGGCTACATACTAAAAAGAAAGAAGGCAATTGATGCAAAGCAAAAACGCCGCTCCTCGCTGGGGAGAGCTTTGGTATTGTGATCTTGGAAGTGAAGATGCCTGTACAGGGTCTACAATATATTGTGGAGTACGGCCGGTGCTTGTTACATCAAATAACAAATACTCAGCGTATTCATCGCAGTATCAGGTATATCCACTTACAACAAAGCGTACAAACAGGCGGTCCCCATCCCACGTAAATGTAGAACCGAATGATTTAAATGGTTTGTCACGGGAATCAACGATCATTGTGGAAAATCCGATGATCGTGGCAAAAGAGCAGATGTTATCCTATATCGGAGAGCTTGAACCGTGCTTGCTGCAGCAGGTTGCCATAGCAAAGGTAATGCAGGAACCATTACTTGCACTGGCCATAGGAACTGGTATTGAAGAGAGTAGTGAGTATCTCGCCGTAGCAAACTATTGAAAAGCCAATGCAAAAATCGTACAATGTACATATTGAGATGAGGAGGCCAGTATGGATATTTACGATGAGATCCTTGGCGAGTACGAAGGAGATACGACGAAATCGCCGATAGCGACGATATTAAATGACATCCGTGAGGCGGAGAAAAGAAACCAGGTGCCGCTTGAGCGGTTTACAAAAGAGCAGTATATCCAGTTGGTAAACGCTCGTATTTTCTCACGCTCCAGCATAGCGACGCGGTTGAGCAAGATCAAGCAAATTACGGAAAAGAAGTGTTCACGCTGCGACATCTCGCAAACGGATGTTCTATTTGATTTCCCCACGCCGAAAGAGACGATCGAATATGCAATTGAGCAATATGTAAAAATCCTGTTTTCATCTTTTGGCGAATTCAACGAAGCACTAAAAAACAGATTTGATTTAAAGACGCATATAGGGCTGCGTTCCTATGTGTTCTGGGGACTGCTCTGGTGTGGGATACCGCATCAGAAAGTTGCCGGCATTCGAATGGAAGAAATTGATTTCCAGCACCAGAAAATTGGAGTTCACTATATACGGTATGAGATCATGAGTGCCGTAAAGAAATATTCAGAGATCAATAACTTCGATGTGGGCAGAAATGAATTCATTGAGATAGCAAACCGCGAGTATTTGTTTCCTGCGCTTAAGTATACTGGTGCGGAGCATCAAACGACCCTTTCGATACGCAATGCGTCTTATTTGCTTTTGGATAAGGCGGTCGGACACGATGGTTTGGAGATGAAGATACAAAATATGTCGTTCGATACTGTGCAGAAATCATCGCTGTTTGAACAGAAATTTGACATTGAGTCAAGTAAGGACTCCGATAAGGAAGAACGTTTCCTTACAAATTTGTTCCCGCAGTATATGGTAAAAGCCAAAAGAACGCATATCGCTCACGAATATCTTGCTTGGAAGAAAATGTACAGATGACAGGCTAGGAAAAGGCGCGAAAGTGCCTTTTCTACAACACAATCTAATTATCGGTTAATACTTACGCGTTCAAACTTTATGCTTGAACGCCTCATGTGCCCTTAGCTCAATTGGTTAGAGCGCTGGCCTCATAAGCCATGAGTGACGAGTTCGACTCTCGTAGGGCGCACCATCCCCTTGTGGCGGTGCACAAGGTTACATTTGCGGTGCGGTGGATTTGGAACATCTGCTGTACGGACACACCGATATTGTCCTAGAAGATGCGAACGTGGCATCTGAAATGGGGGAAGTACCCAAGAGGCATGTCCTCGGTCAAACTTGCAGCCTGGAAGTTCAAGCTTCTGGTGTTTACATCGGATGCCTATTTACACAGGGCACTTGAGCGAACCTTGCATAGTGAAATCACTGCGCTACTTGCAGAACGAAAGTATCTATGCAATTATATTTTGCCATATAGTGGCAGGTCGGCTTTGTATTTCGTCCTCTGCTGACCAATCATACATTTGAACCTGCTGGTCATGAACAGTAGGCTCATGCAAGCGTAGCTCAGTTGGTAGAGCACCGCACCAGGAGGTATGTAGTAGGTTCAAATCCTACCGCTTGCACAATTTTTATGCCGTAATTAAATCTACGGTAACATGCTCGGTTATCCACAGCGGCCTGTGGAGCTGATTTGAAAGCAGATTACATCTATTGATATGTGAGGATCAACACCTCATCTGAGTGGCAAAAATGTTTTGAGGAGAAGGAAGCATAATGGACGATTTGATAAGCCGAAAGGCGCTGCTGGAAGATATAAACGCAGCAGCCGGAAACGATTTCATGGGCACAATGGTGGCTGGTACACTTTCGAGATTCGTAAAAAAGCAACCCGCCGTTGACGCCGCTCTGGTGGTGCATGGGCGGTGGATTTTCAATCAAGAACAGTGGACGTGGGACTGCACAAACTGTAAAGGTTGGGTTGGAAGTGGAGTAAGAATAAGCAGGTACGAATACTGCCCCAACTGCGGAGCCAAGATGGATGGAGGGAATGACAATGCCTGACTTGAAACCGTGCCCTTTCTGCGGGGAAAAAGAAGCTATTAGGCTGACGAGTTGGGGACTGTGGCGTTGCTGGTGCGTTAAGTGTTTGGCAAAAACCGCAGATGAACTTTATAAAAAAGATGCAATCGAAGCATGGAACAGGAGGGCTGATAATGGCAAGGCTGATTGACTATCAAGCGGCGGTTGACCGCTATTATGCGGAGTTTGAAAAGCAGGATATTTGTGACGGGGCGCAGGATAGGGATTGGCTTAAACGATGCTTTGACGAATCACCCACCATCGACCCGGTGCACGCGGCAGGCGCGTGCTACTGTCGGGAGTGCAAGCACTACGATCATGGTTGTTGCGTTGTCAAAAGATACATTGGCGATGACCATATTATTTCGATGCCGCAAGATGGATTTTGCAGTTTTGGCCAGCGCCGGGAGTCGGAATCAAGGCGAAAGGGACGGCTTGTGGTGCTGCAGAATGTAAAATATACCGATTCGGACGGAGAAAAGGCATTGCGCCATGCTATGTATATGTGCGGTGTGCAAAACAATCCCGTCACGAGATACACAGCAGATGCAATCGCTGAAAAACTCACCCGCGAAGCCGCCGAGGCCGCGCTGGAGGAAAGGGAGGCAGAGCATGACAGATAAAGAGCTTTGGGAGCGCTTACATAAAAATGCAGAGTGGGCGCGATGCAACGAGTGGGAAACGCCTTTGTGCCTTGCGGATGATTTAACAGCAGCGGCTGATGCAATTGAGCGTTTGAAATCTGAACTCACTCAAGAGAAAATCGACAACACGAATCTCATAGGCGAACTTGCCACGGTGGCCGCAGAGCGCGACCGATACAAGGCGGAGCGCGAGAACCCGCAGCCGTCAACCAACGCCGACCGCATCCGGGCCATGGACGACAATGACATGGCGAAATTGCTGTGCTGTACTGGGTGGAAAATGATTGAGCAGAAAGAGTGCCTAGAATGGCTTCAGCAGCCAGCAGAGGAGGCAGACCATGAAAGCAATTCCGAACCATAGGGCGAACGGTATTTGCCGGTACTGCAAGCGGCGCGCATGCGGCCGCCTCAAACGCTGGTGGCATCGGTGGTTCGTTTGCGAGGAATGGACATATTTTAGAGACTATTATGAATTTAGGAGATAAAGAAATGACGAACGTTGTACTTGTACGGCATGAAGGTGACTTTAGTTGCAGTGGATATCTTTTTGAAACACCTGTGGATTTGAAAAAGGGGCAGCGCGTGCGTGTGAAAACGCGCCGGGGCGAAGTGGATGCTATTGTCATTCATGATAGCGCCGAAGTTGATGATAGTGTGCTTGCCATGATGGCGACTGTCTGTCATGCAAAGATTCCGCTTGCGCCTGTGGTTGGTGTGTATTCGCTCATTCTGGTAGGAAAGGCCGAAAATGTGTGTGTGGAGGAAAATCGGTGAAAGCATAGCTGTTTGACAAAAGAAAAAAACGGCCGGCAAAGCCGACCGTAAAATACTAGTTTTTAGCCTTTGAGGAATTCCAAGATTTCCTCTGTAGATTTTCCGCTTTCTTCGAGGGCTTTAATAAGGTTCTCTCTTTTTTCCTTTTCAGCTTCTTTGGCGGCGCGTTTTTCCTCCTTGAGCTGTTCTTTATAGGCTGCTTTTAACTCTTCTTTTGCTGCCTTTAAATCGGCTTCGAGCTTCAGGATTTTTTCATTGATCTTTGCAGCCTTTCCGGTATAAGTGACTTCTTTTTTGACTCCACGAGGCATAATTTACACTCCTTTTAAATCTGTGGTTGTTTTAAAAACAGTATACCACAGTTAATTATAAAAATAAACAAGAATTTACACGATCAGAGGGAAGAAGATGACTATTAAAGTAATTTGTAATCGTTGTGGAAAGGAGATTGATGCAAACACATATAGTTTTTCTTATCACCAACAGTTGGGATATGGCAGTGTGCATGATGGCGATGAATTAAGTGTAGATCTTTGTCCGGAATGTACCGATGAGCTAATTACATATCTTACGGAAGAATGTACAATTCCTCCGCTTGCAGAAGGTGATGCCGTCTAGCAGTTTTATATGTCATAGAAGTAATATTAACAGTAAATCAAAATACATAACAGAGGAGAATCGTTTAATGAAATTTGAAATGAAGAAGCCGATTTTTGAGTGTCCGTATTGCCATGAGAAAATTGAGGGTGACTATGCAGCGTACCAAGAACATGTTCAGGTATGCTATGAGAAAGACATGGCACGACAGAAGTTGAAGAATGAAAAAGAGATTCGTTTGAAGAAACTTAATGAAGATGCAAAAAAGTTTGAAGAGGATTATCATTGCCAACTTGTATATTCCAGCGATGTCTATGATCCGTTTCGTGTGTTTCGACAGATTATGGCATAGTGTTTAAATGTGAGAAATGCGGATTCGAATTTGATGAACCAGCCGTATTTATAGACGGTCACGGCCTCGATTCACCGCCATATGAAGTCTGGAATCTGTGTCCTTCATGCAAAAGCGAATGGATTACTACGATTTGTTTGGAACAAGAGGAGGACGAAGAGTGACAAGGTGGTTTTGGATATTGCTACATATTTTCAATAATGTTTGCTGGAAGCACGCTAAGTGGAATGGAGACAATTTGATTTGCGAAAAATGTGGAAAGCTGATTGGGTTTAAAGTTCCTGTGAATCGAGGCGGAAAAACGTTTTACTTTTATCCGACGACACAAGAAGGTCTTATGCATCAAACTGAAATTTGTGATAGGTATAAGCTGTTGAACATGACCAGCATCAATTTCGATGCCGATTATGATTGACATAAAATAATTAATTTATTAAAGGAGATTCAACTTGGCAGAAAAGAAAAAAACTCGTTTGATTGATTTGGTACAGACTCGTGGTTCGTTTAGTGTTTCTGGTCTTGTGACTGGGACCGACAAGGATAGTTTCTATGAGGATAAGCTTACACAGAGCACCAAGAAACCATTCCGATCAGTTAATTTTGGAGTGAAAATCGACAAAGATGGCAGCTCTGTATATACATACCTTAATGGTATGGAACGTAAGTCCGTGTATTATTCTCGCCGGGAAGACAAGGCAAAAGGGATTACAAAGGACACACAGGAAGTGGCATGGAAAGATCGGTATACTTTCGATAAAGAAGGCTATCGAATGATTGGCGTAAACGTTGGTGTCAAGAAAATTGTTGATAAGAAGGGAAATGAAGTCAACGACAAAAAAGTTCTTACCGAATTCGATGCATGTGAAGAGATTGGCACGAACTTGAAAGATGACGCAAGCGTTTTTGTAAAGGGAAATCTTGAGTTTAGTACATACAATGATAAGCATAATGTTCGTTTGGTACCCACCCAGGTAAGTTTGTGCAGACCGATTGACATGGAGGCAGAAGACTACACTCCAAATGCACAGTTTACTCAGGTGATCGTTTTTACCGGGATCGAACCAAACGAAGATAAAACGAAATTTACGGTATCTGCAAAGATTGTCAATTATGAGTCGATTGAAGATGCAGAGTTTGTCATCTATGATTCGAAATTGGCTACTGCATTCCGCAAGAATATTAAGCCTTATTCGTCCATCAAAGTTTGGGGAGATATTATTGTAGAACGCGATATTGAAGAGGTTGAGGAAGCCAGTGTTTGGGGCACTGCAAACAAAATGGAACGCGTAAATTCGCCTACGCAACGCTTGTTTGTGATTACTGGTGCGGATCCTCAGACAATTGATACTGAAGAATATTCGGAAGATAAAATTGACAAGGCAATTGCTAAAATTGCAGCATCAAAAAAAGCTGAAGACGATTACGGTAGTTCTAATTCGAATGGTGGCAACTGGGGCAAGAGTCTTGAAAGCAACGATGAATTGGATGATGATGAGCCGTGGTGAGCCAATAAATGATAGATAAAGTAATCTAAAAAGGTAGGTGCAATATGAAGAAAAGTTCAAAAAAATGTGATTATTTGGACCGTGAGAGTTTGATTGAATTTCTAAACGAGGATATGAAAAGAGCTGATTTTTGGGCTACTGTTTCGTTAATTGCGGCAGGATGTTCAGTCTTTTTCGCTGTTGCTAATATTATGAGACTTATATTGTGGAGTTAACACATGTAAATCCGCTCCCACAAATTCCATTTTTGGAATATGGGATGCAAGTTTTGATGTTGCGCCAGCTGTAACTTTTTGCGCTTCGGTTATTGCGATTTCTTGTATTTTAGACTCGTCATTTGTGATGTAGTTATTTTGAATTTGGCCTTGTTGCAAATGTGCATTATCATGTAGACGTAAAGTTTCATTGTAAATTAGATTTTTGGCTATGCTTGCATACTTGTGCGCCCTAACGGCAGAAATGACTGCAACAATAGCGGAAACGACTGCGGCAATACTTTCCACGCCAGTGAGAATGGTATTAATGTTGTTTAAGTCCATAACAAAACGTCCTTCGCGGTTATTTCTTTTGCTTAGCGCTACTTATATCCCATATTATAACACAAAAATTTATTGGAGGAACTAATTTGGCAAGATTTAGAAGTGGAAATGCAATTCAGAGTAAGATTCAGATGATTCTATTTGGCAATCCGTTCACGGGAAAGTCAACAATGGCGCTGCAATCTGCATACCTAAAGAACCCGGACGGCTCTCCGTTCAAAGTGCTGTACCTTGACCCGGAGAGCGGTAGCGTAGATGATTATCTTCCTACACTTGCAGAGAACGGTGTTGATATGCGGAATATCCTTATTGCATATACGCAGTCAATTACAGAAGTTTTGGAGTTTATTGAACGGGCCAAGAATGGTGAGGATTTTTACATTCCAGACGATGATGGAAATGAAACAGACGAAGTATATCTCGACAGTGACGGGAAGCCCTTCCGACCGGATATGATTGTGGTTGACGGCGCAAGCGTTTTGAATCTTACCACAAAAACAAGTATTGTTGAGTTTTCAAAAAAGAGAGCAAAGGTAAAAGCTGCTGCTGCTGGCCTTACTGGAGACGAAAAATTCGTCAAAATTGAAGGCGCGGGCATGGAACTTAAGGATTACCAGACGGTCAATTTTAAAGGACAGGAATTGATTCTTGATTTGATGGGTTCCGGCAAACACTACATCGTTACTGCGCGAGAAACGGACGAAAAGATCACAAAGGAAATCAATGGTAAGGAAGTCACTGTTGCTACTGGACGTAAAATTCCTGATGGCTTTAAGAATATGGATTACAATGCGAAAACCTGTATTCGTATGTATCGTGACGAAGATGATTATACGACGGTTCGCGCTTTCGTTGTGAAAGATCGTACCGGCATTCATAAGGCTGGAGATGATATCGAAGATCCGTCTTTGCTCGATTATCAGGATTTGATTGATAAAACCTCTGGAAATAGAGAATTTGTCATTAAGAACACTATTCACGAGGCAATCAAAACAGAGGAGCGTAAATATGCAGAGGAAATTGGTGTAGAACAGAGCGAAAATGAAAATGAGCCTGAGGAAAACACCAATGAAGCAGAGGTGCTGAGAGACAAAATTACAGGTATGATCAATTCGTTGTCCCCGGTACTGAAGCAAAAAGCCAAAAAAGCCGTTGCTGACGCAGGTTTGCCCACGGCAATGCGTACGGTTTCTGATGTAAAGGTTCTTCATCAAATCCTTAAAGTCGTTCAGGATATTGGGTGATTGTCGTGAAGATTACGCGTAAATGCGGAATCTGCGGGGAAGAAATAAATCTTGTGTTAGACATTCTGGACCTCGTTTACGATGAGAAAACAAAACGATTTTTACATGCCAAATGTGAAAAAGAAAGACTTCTCAGCCGAAAACGAGGCAGAATGCCTTCGGATGAGGTGGATTCGCTTGTTGAGAAGATGTCCGTTGATGCTCGTGAAGCAATCGCAAAGTGTGTAACGCAAAAACGAAGATCGACAGGAAGCAGAAATAGGGAGAAAAATACTTCAGATAACCCCAAAAGATTGCTTACAGACTATTTGTTGTATACGTATGATTTGTCATGTATGCCTAAATACATATATGTAAAATTGGCCAGTGTGTACAGCGGAAAATATGAGGGATTAAAAAAACCATGCCCTCCTGAAGATTTGCTCGATATGTGGCAGCGTAAGCAAGCTTACCTTAATCGCGTGTATGAATACAACAAGCAAAAAGGCAATTGTATGGATTCAATACAACGCATTAGTTATGATTTGGCGATACTATTGAGCAGATATGATGGTTACTTGGAATGGAAAGAAAAGCAATCCCTTCTGGGAGAACAACAGCAAGAGTCCGCGAATGTTATATACGAAAACATTATACCACGTGCAAACAAACCCAATCGCCACAAAGGCGACGTATCAATTGCTGATGTACTCGACGAAATTTGAATTTCGGGGGGGGGTGAGAAAATAGAAGAAACGGTATCGAATATTACCAATGAAATTATGGTTGTTGGTTCAATTTATCGTAACCCTGATCTTATCGTTGAATATAGTCAGTATATCAAAAGCAAATATGATTTTTTCGATGAAGCCACACGTTTCTTTTATGAGTGCGCAGTTACAATATTCGAGACACGCTCTCAGGCTTTGAATAAAACAGTTGTAGTAACATTCATGAGCGAAAATCAGGAGCGTCTTGCGCAGTATAAACTTTTGCGTGGTTGGAAAACAATCGCGGACTGGATGCAGCTTGCTGTTATAGATGATTTTAAAAATTATTTTGAAGTACTGAAAAAGTATTCCTTGCTTCGAGAATACCAGCGAAATGGTTTTAATATTGAGAAGATCATGTCGCACAAGTTGTTCGAAAAGTTTACTGCGTCCGATATTTACCGTATGATTCGCTCTAAAGCTGATCGGATTAATACTGTGATTTTGACGAATGACAGTGCGGAAATACTAAACAGCAATATAAAGGATACGCTGCATCATTGCATGGAAGCTCCCGATATGGGGTTGCCAATTCCGTTCCCAATTATGAATGATGTTTTTCGTGGCCTGAAAAAGAAGTCAGTTATGGCGGTTGGTATGCTCAGCAATGCGGGCAAAAGCAGATATATGGCAAAACTCATTGCATATATCACGCTTGTGCGTAAGGAAAAGGTTCTGGTTATGCTCAATGAGATGACTGTAGAAGAAATGCGATATGCACTTATCACAACAGTGATAAACAATCCCGAATTTCAGCAGTTGCATGGTATCAATCTGAATAAACAGGAAAGAGAAATCACTTTAGGTCTTTACAAGGACAAAAACGGAGAATTCATTTATCCTGAAAAAGATGATTGGGGTGATGTCACAGAGCCGATTGAGCATTACATCGAGCGCGTATCAAAGCTGTCATCTGAATATAACGATATCATGCATATCGCTGAATGGATTGAAGACCAAACACAGGGGCTGATTTTTACCAAGGATGTTTCAATGGCTTATGATGATAAAACTCTTGAATTTGAAATACGAAAAGCAAGTATGACGCAAGGCATTGAGTACGTTTTCTATGATACCATGAAAAACGATATCGCGACAGTTGGAGATTGGGCGGCAATGATGGTAAGCGTTACTAAGATCACGGAAATCTGCAAGCAGCTGAATATGTTTGGCTATTTGTCCATTCAGCTTACTGACGATGCCAATTATATTGAACCGGATGAACTTGTCTCCAATCAAATCGCGAACTGCAAGGGATTGAAGCGTGTGCTGCATACATTGTTGTTATGTAAGGAGATACCGCCAAATAAGTTTTCGAAATATGGGTATGTTGCTTCTGAGACGGATTGGGGAGAACCGGCAAGACATGATTTAAATCCCAATAAAAGGTATTATGCCTTCAATGTTGATAAAAATAGGTTTGGCACAAAGCCACATCTTTTGTTTGAAGTCGATTTAAACTTGAACACATGGATCGAGGTCGGAGAGCTTGTAAGAAAGTGAAGGTGAGCTTTTATTGAAGTTCAAGACCTGAAGAATTATATTCTTGAGAACAATCAAATTGAAACAGTTTTAGAAGAGCTTGGGTGCCACCACATAACGCACAAAGGAGGATACTATTCCTGCGGGAATCCGGACGGAGATAATAAATCAGCAATTACGGTATATGAAAACGAATTTATCTCAGTCGTAGATTACACGAGGGATATACCAAAGGTGGGCAACGGCTCAGACTTGTTTTCTCTTGTGCAATTTTTTAAAGATGAATCCTTCTTTCAATCAATAAAAATGGTATGCGAGTGGATTGGAATCGATTATTACCATGATTTTGACGCCGATCTTCCTGCCAGTATACGAATTGCACAGGAGATTATTGAACTTAGTGGTGATATTGAAAAGGATTATGACAGTAAACCATTGCGTCCAATCAGTGAGAATGTTCTTTCGTATTACATGCCATATGTAAATGATTTGTTTTTCAAGGACAATATTGATTATGGCACGCAGGCTAAATTTGAGGTTGGATATGATGAACAGACAAACCGGATAACAATCCCAATCCGGGATGAAATCGGTACACTGGTTGGCGTGAAAGGCCGGATGTTTGGGAAGGCTCAAAAGGATGGAGAACTGAAGTATTTATATATTGAGCCAACCAATCGATCAAAAGTGTTATATGGTCTCAATCATACATACGATGCAATTCAAAGGGCGCATAAAGTTTATGTAGGGGAAGCAGAAAAAAGCGTTATGCAGCTTTGGAGCATGGGCATGTGCAATGCAGTCGCTACTGGCGGAAAAAGGGTGTCTCGACAGCAAATTGATATGCTCACACGTTTGTGTGTAGATGTCGTGTTCCTTTTTGATAAAGATGTGTCGCGAGAAGAGCTTGATACATTGGCGGGGCGATTTATTGATGAGATACACGTGTATGCTGTTATTGACACCGTAGGTATCTTGGAAGAAAAAGAAAGTCCAACCGACGATCCGAAAAAATTTAAAAGGCTTATTTCAGAGTGCATAAAAAGAATAAAGTAGGTGACATGGAGCTGGATTACGAGCTTATTCCTGGAAGCAGAAATGATGTTACGAATATCGAATTTACAATATTAAAGAATAGAGGCATAGAAAACCCAAAAGAGTACCTTTCTTTGAAAAGTGACTGCCTGATTCCATATCAAGATCTTGAAAACATAGACGTGGCTGTTAGTTGTCTGCTTGGTCATTTGGACGATGAAATTCATGTTGTCGTAGATTGCGATGTTGATGGTTATACATCTGCTGCGATGCTGATTTCATATTTAAAAGATCAGAAGAAAGATATAAATATTACATATCACCTGCATAGCGGAAAACAACATGGCCTTCAAAGTGATATTGAAATACCAAAGTCTGCCCGATTGGTGATTGTCCCTGACGCTGGTACGAATGATATTGAACCATGTAAGGCATTAAATAAAGCAGGGATAGATGTAATAATTCTTGATCACCATATTGCTGAAACTGAAAATCCATATGCAATTGTTGTAAACAATCAGACATGCGGATACACCAATAAAGAATTTAGCGGCGCGGGAATTACATACAAATTTTTGCAGGCGATTGATGAAGAATTGTGGACGTCATTTGCAGATAAATATATTGACCTTGCGGCCATTGGGAATATCGCTGATGTGATGGATATGCGTTCCTATGAAACAAAGTATATCGCGGACAAAGGTATAGCATTGATTTCAAATCCTCTTATAAAGCAGTTGTGTGAGCAAAACAGTTTTAAAATCAAATCGGATCCTACAATACATGACATTCAATTCTACATTGTGCCGGCTATTAACGCGGTGATCCGGGCAGGAAATTCGGCGGAAAAGGAACTTATGTTCAGAGCTTTGCTCGGAGAGTATGAAACCTTTAAATATAAGAAACGCGGTGAAAAAGAAGCAACGGAGGAAAGCATTTGTGAAAGAGTTGTTCGTCTTGCTACTAACATAAGAAACCGCCAAAGCAAGGCGTGTAAGCACGGCCAAGATGCCATTCGTGATTTTATAGAGCGGTACAACCAGCGTGAAAATAAGATTCTTTTTGTCAATGTGACCGGGCTTCTTGACGAAGTATACACTGGTCTGACGGCAACACGAATCGCTGAAGAGTATACGCGGCCATGTCTGCTCCTTCGTAAGCGGAATGAAGATGAGAACTTGTATGGTGGCTCTGGGCGAAATATCAACAACGGTTCAATCGATAATTTGAAATTGTTTTTGGAATCAACGGGATGCTTTGAGAGCATTATGGGACACGAAAATGCCTTTGGGGTTGAAATCAAAAAAGAAAACATTCCCAAAGCAATTCAATCGTGTAATGAGAGATTGAAAGACAGCCCAATCTTGAAGTCGTATAAGTGTGACTTTGTCATTGGCAATCAGGAGCTTACTTTCCCTTTTATCAAGAAAATTGATGGAATGTCCAGATGTTGGGGACAAATGGTTGAGGAGCCGTACATTGCGGTTGAAGGTGTTCATCTTGACAAAAAACAGGTTTCACTTATAGGAAAGCAAAGCAATACTCTGAAGTGGAAAGACGAGGAAACCGGAGTTGAGTTTGTCAAATTCTCGTGCAATGAAACAGATCCAATCTATCAGGCACTCAACGATCCATATGATTCAACGGCAAGCTTTGATATTAATATCGTTGGCCGCGCGTCGATCAACGTTTATAAGAGCATGGCGACTCCTCAGTTTATCATTATAGAATATGAGGTGTTGTGATGTACAGCTCTCTTCACAATCATTCTGAATTTTCTGTACTTGACGGATACGGACATCCGCAAGAATATCTCGAACGAGCAAAGTCGGTAGGACTTAATGCATTTGCAATAACCGAACACGGCAATGCATATAGCTGGATTTATTTTGATGAACTAAAAAAGAATTATCCTGAAATCAAGATGATTTATGGTGTTGAGCTGTATGAATGTTTTGACATGTCAGTGAAAGACAGCAATAGTAAATACTTTCATCTTGTGGCTCTTGCTAAAAATGAGCGCGGTAGAGTGGCTCTCAATGAAATTGTCACACAAAGCAACTTTGAAGGATTCTATTTTAAACCGCGAATCGATTTAGCGCATTTAAGACCATATGCGGATGATCTTATTATTTTGTCTGCGTGTTTGGCATCAAAACTCGCCAGAGAATCAGACTATGGCCAGTGTGTTAAGTATATCAATGAGTACAAAAGCACATTCCCTAATTTCTTTCTTGAAATGCAAAGTCATAATACAGATGAACAGCGCCGATACAATCAAAAAGTGTTAGAACTGGCTGAGGCAACAAACACAGAGTTTGTTATTACTACGGATAGTCATGCTGCGACGAAGGATGATTTGTACTATCAAGCACGTCATGTTCAAATTGCTCACGACGATGAAACCCTGACAGAACTGTACGATGGCTGCTACATTCAGTCAGAAGCTGAGATTTATGAGGTTATGTCCTCTCAAATTGGAGAGGAGAACGTAAAGCTTGGCCTTGCAAGCACCAATAAGGTTGCCGATATGATAGAAAATGTGGATATGCCATTTCAGGCACCGCAACTTCCCACATATCCGTTGCCAGATGGATTTGAAGACAATCTTTCCTACCTCAAACATCTTACGGAGAAAGGATGGGAACAAAGAGGTTTCGATAAGCTCAGCGGCGCTGCACAAAGAATAAGGGAGAAACGGCTTGAATATGAACTTGGAATTATTCACCAAATGGGGTTTGATGGATACTTCCTTATTGTGTGGGACTTCATTAAATATGCGAAAGAGAATGGACAGGCGGTAGGAGACGGCCGTGGTTCTGGCGGCGGCTCTATTGTGAATTTTTTGCTTGGAATATCAGAGCTTGACCCTATTGAAAATGATTTGATTTTTGAACGCTTCTTGAATCCGGAGCGTGTAAGTATGCCAGACGTCGATTGTGATTTCTCGAATCGTGAGTTTATTGTTGATTATCTTACGCAAAAATACGGAGAAGACCACGTATGCCAAATCATTAATTATTCGTATATAACCCCTATCGTGGCAATCAAAGATGTAGGAAAAGTACTTGGCATTCCGTATAGCGTCTGCGATCGAATAAGTAAAAAATTCACGTACAAGACGTTTGAAGAGTGTATTGAAAATAATAAATCACTACTCGATGATTATAGTGAATACGATGAGCTTTTCCGAATAGCTTCTCATATTTCCGGACGGTTGCGCAACGTGAGCATACATGCTGGCGGAGTTGGCATTGTTGATGCAAAAATTACAGATTATATGCCAATGAAACTTGGAAGCAAAGGCGAACATGTCATTCAAGTCGATAAGAAAAAGGTTGAGGAAATCGGAATCATCAAGTTCGACGTACTTGGTGTTTCAACCCTAGCGGTTGTTCAAGAGGCAATGAAAGACATTGGACTGTCAGAATGGGATCTTAGCGTAAACAATCCTGAGTTCGCGAATGACACGGCAATGTACGAATTGCTTGCAAGCGCAAGGACAAATGGCGTGTTCCAGGTTGAAAGCAGCGGTATGCGCGATTTGCTTTTGAGGTTGAAACCGACAAACCTCGAAGATGTTTCGGCCGTGCTGGCACTGTATCGTCCAGATAGCATGGGTGCTCTTGAAGACTATATCAATCGCAAAAACGGTGAAAAGGCAATAACCTACATCCATCCCGACATGGAACCGATTTTGAAAAAGACTTATGGTTGTATGATTTATCAGGAACAGCTCATGGATGTTGTCAGGAAATTTGGAGGCCGTAGCTACGGAGGGGCTGACAAGTTTAGAAAGGCTATCGGCAAAAAGAATATTGAACTTGTAAAAGAAGAGTCTGAGAAGTTGTATGGAGAAATTATTGCAAACGGATATCCTGAAGGGATTGCAAAACAAATCAGCGATGATCTCAAAGAAAAAGGCGGATATCTTTTCAATAAATCGCACTCTGCGCTTTACTCCATTCTAACGCTCAAGACTGCGTATTTGAAAGCGCACTACCCGGAATACTTTTTTAAGGCGTTACTCAACCAGAACCGCAATGATTATGGCGTAATAAATAAGTACATCATAGACACAAAGGCGTTTGGCATTAGTGTATTGCCTCCCAATATCAATCGGTCAGAACGATATTTTACGGTGCATAACTCTAAGATACTGTTTGGTCTTGAGGCCATCCGAGGGGTTGGGGAAAAGGTTGTAGCACAAATTTTAGAAGAACGTAAAACGAATGGGCCATTCACGGGGCTTGAAGATTTTATCACGCGTGTTTCTCCGTCCACTGCGGTGGTGGTATCGCTCATAAAAGCCGGCGCGTTACCATGCAAAGACAAACGTGAGTTGTTGGAGCGTTATGCGCAATCACTTTTTGAGCAGAAAGAATACACACCGGTAAAAACCATTTACACGCATAAAGTCATGCTCAATAAATATGGAATTGATTGTTCGGTGATTAAAGGCAAGGAAGAACGCCTGGCTTTGCTTAACAGTAGAAAACGCATTGAATTTTATACCTATCAGGAACAAAGACGCATGAAAGAGATGCATGAGTTTGAAGAAAAGTATATGCAGAACGAAGCGTTTTGGGAATTTGAGGCGTTGTCCATTTTTCTTGGCGTCAATCCATTCGAATACGCATATCAGTACATCAATGTGGATTATGATGAAGCTGCCCCTGATACCAATGTAACAATCGTAGGTATCATTGCCAATGTTCAAAAGAAGAAGGACCGAACAGGAAAACAGTTCGCTTTTTTGAATATGTACTCTGTGTTTGGTTTAATGGAGGTTGTTTGCTGGCATACACAATTCAAACAGAATGAAGATATTATCAACAGAGGTGCTCAAGTGGCAATGCTGTGCAAAAAAGGAAGCGATGAAAAGCTTACGGCAGTAAAAGCAATTAAGCCATATACACAGTGGTTAAAAGATAGAAAAATATCAGACATTTAGTGTCGGAAAGGAGTAGCAAGTATTTCTGAAAGATTAAAATTTACAATTGTCCCTCAGATACAGCGATACTATGGCAATGACTTTGGAGTATATGTTTTTTCAACAACTGATGATATTCCAAAATTTGACGAGCGCGAGGTTTCGCCTTTTGACGATGAAGAAGCAACCCAAAAAACAAAATGGTCAATTCTAGTTGGCAATATGCAGCAGTTAACAGTCGGCCAGGAGTATGACGTTGAAGCGGAATTGGTATTCAATAAGAAATATAAATCTTATCAGTATAAACCGTACGTGGTGATTTCAAAGCGGCCATCTACGAGGGAAGAACAGGAAAAGTTTTTACATGCATTACTGACTAATAGTCAGGCAAATGCTCTTATCTCTGCTTATCCCAATATTGTAAATGAAATTATAGAGGGAACGGATAATGTGGATTTGCAGAACGTCAAGGGAATAGGATACGCAACATATGAGCGTATCAAGGATATGGTGCTCAGCAATTATGTGATTTCCGATATTCTTTCTCTTCTTCAGCCACTTGGGGTCAGTTATAAGATGATTCAAAAGCTATTGTCCGGAGAGCCTAATCCATCGCTTCTCAAAGCGCAATTGCTGGATAATCCGTATATCATGACACGCATCAGAGGGCTTGGCTTTAAGCGTGTCGATGGTCTTGCGCTCAAATTGAATCCACAAATCATTGATTCGCCTAAGCGTGCGATAGCGTTCGTTAAATGGTTCCTGAATGAATCAGCTGAAACAGATGGTAATACTTGGGTCACAGTTGATGTGCTCGAACAAGCTGCAAAAGATAATATCCCGGAATGCAAGGATGCATATTGCAGGTTAATATCTCAAGAACGGCAGAGTGAAATGCTCCTTCATTTTGATGGTGCCAAAGTTGGGTTGAAGCGGTATTTTGAGTTGGAGACAGGCATTTATGACATTTTGAAGGAAATCGATTCATACAGCGATGATTGGAATCTTGATGCAGAAGACGCTGTTGGCGAAGCAGAACATGACCTTGGCTTCACTTTTACTGAGGAACAACGTGCGGCGGTCAGGAGCGCCTTGAATCGTAACTTTTCGTGTATTTGCGGATTTGCAGGCACAGGTAAGTCCACATTGCTTAATGCGATTGTAAAAGCGTACAAATATAAAACAGTGTCGTGTTGTGCTTTATCGGCTAAAGCCGCGCAAAGAATCGTAGAAGCCACTGGGCATGAAGCGTCTACGATCCATCGGTTGCTTGGGTGGAACGGAAAGTCATTTATCCATGACAACAACAATCCGCTTGCGGCTGATGTTGTTATTCTCGATGAGGCGTCAATGGTAAATGTCGAGTTGTTCTATGATCTTATCAGAGCTGTGAAGACGGGCGGAAGGCTTATTGTGTGTGGAGACAATCGGCAGCTCCCTCCGATTGGTGCTGGCAATGTGTTCAGTGATGTGCTTGATAAAACGAATGTATTCAATATTCTTATGCTTACAAAGGTCATGCGCCAAGCGCTAGACTCTGGAATTTTGATGGATGCTAACAAAATTCGTATGGGGATAAATCCAATTAAAGAGCCGGAGCTGAAAATTGTAAGCGGCAAACGTGAGGATATGGTTTACATGTTTCGTGACAGCAATGAGGCCATTCAAAACATAGCAATCAAAACGTTTCTCTCTACGGCAGAAAGAGAAGGAGCGGATAATGTGGTGATCGTAGTGCCCAGAAAAAAAGATTGTCCGAACTCAACGACTGTGATGAACAAAATCATTCAGGACGAGTTGCTGCCGGCATCTGAGCACAAAGAGCATATCGATTATGGCACAAAAACATTTCGCATTGGTTCAAAGGTCATTCAGCGTGAAAACAACTATGATAAGAATGTTTTCAATGGTGAGACAGGATATGTCACGAGCATTTTTGAAGATGGTGAGGGTGATGAAAGAACTCAATGTTTTACGGTTGAGTATTCATCCGGTGGAGATAAGAAGCTTATTACATACAAAAGAAGCGAAATGGGCCAAGTGGAACTCGCATATGTTCTTACAGTTCATCTTGCTCAGGGCAGCGGATATAAAACTGTAATTGTGGCAATTGATACCACACATTACATTTTGTTGGATAGCTGCTTGTTGTATACCGCGCTTACGCGCTCAAAAGAACGCTGTTTATTGCTTGCGCAGCCGAAAGCGTTTCTAAGGTGCATTCATAATAATAATTCTATTTCGCGCCAGACATGGCTTAAATTGATGTAATTGGAGGACTAAAGATTTGCGTACACTGGCAAGTATTAAGGAAATTGCAGCACTGCATCCGATTGAAGGGAAAGACCGTATTGAGCTTGCGATCATTGATGGATGGAGTGTTATCGTAAAGAAAAACGAATTTCAGGTTGGCGACAAATGTGTTTATTGTGAAATTGATTTTGTCTAAAATTTTTTTGCATACCTTATCCATTGGATCACTGCCTTTTACACCTTTTTTAAAAGCATATCACATTTAAAGTTATATGAGAAGATACAAAATAAGATAGGAGCTAATTACAGTTTGAAAATTGATGTATTGATCTACAGCATGGACACAGGCGAGGAATGTATTCCAAGAGATATGCCGATGGAGCGCACCATCAAGATTAAGGAATTTCGTCCCTGTTGCCGGGAAGTTGTTAAAGCAAAAAATGTTGACATCAAGTTTGCTGAGCCTGAAGATGAAACGCCCGCTTTGGTGCTCATTAACAGACATGTGGATTATTCGTGGGGTGATACGTTTGATTGGGAAGAATATCAAAGGATCAAATTCTGCCCGTTTTGTGGCAAACCAATTGAAATCAATGTGTTAAAAAAAATTCCGATTGCACAGGTGTATGACGCATTGAAAGAACGCCGAGATTTGATTCTTGAGCAAGTTCGAAAGACTGACAGTAAAAGTGCGTGCAGTCAAATGGAAAATGAAATTAAGGAAATCGATAGAAAGATGGACTGGTATCTGGAGGATAGCAGTATCCACGATTTTTGTAATATATGAACTATGATGGGAGGAATATATGAATATAAATTTGAATGATAATTTGACAGATGAAGAAATCGATCAATTGGTTAAAACGCGAAACGAACTTACGTTGAAGATTGATTCGCACTTCAAAAAAAAGAAAATCGCAAAAATAAACAACAACAAAAAATACATTGGAAAGTGCTATAAGGATACGAGAGCAATGGACCACATTACTTATATGAAGGTTATTGGAGTTGTGATGAATAATGAATATAGAGTAAATGTGATTGCTTTTGAAACACCGTTCAAATTTTTTGCTGATGCTCCAGATTCTACACTTTGCGGAGACGAACTGATTTGGACAGAGGACTTTGGATTGTTTTGTTTTGATGTTGCTCATGGTGAAGGCCGTGTGATTGACAATCTTGAAGAAATCAGCTCTGAGGAATGGTCTAAAGCGCTTGATGATTGTGTTGTGAAAATCCGGTGTTACTGATGAATTTCAATAGTATGCTGGCAATACTATTAGCGCTCATTGCTGGCGTTATGGCATATCAGATTTTGGATTATGAGAAAGAGCGAATTTATACTACTACTGGTAAACATGTTGATTTCAAGGGCATTTTTAAATACATAGTTGATGATATTTTGCTAACACTTGGTTGTGATGGCTACTATGAATATGACTCCGAAGAGGAAGAATTTGGCGATGAGGACAATGAAAATTAAAACACCCAAAAATCAAGAGATTGTTCAAACCACTTATATGAATGGTTTTGAAAACAATCCCACGCATGTTATTACCTACAATAAAATTACTGGGATGTATATTTTTTATCGAGTAAATAGTGATGCTTCGCTTGACAAGCTGGATTCTGGTAGAACACCAGTTTTTGATTACAGATAATGGAGGAGGAGAAATAAGGTCGTTTGAATTTAAGTAGAGAACTGTATAGAAAAGAGCGAGCTAAAGCCGAAGTCAATCGGATGGTTCAAAGATATGATTCTGAATGTGGCAAAGTTCATACATACAAAGTAGATCCGGAAATTTTGAAAGACTATTATCCCGGAAGTGAACTGCCTGGAAGCAAAATTGAAGCTGGAAACGATACGTCTGAAAAAGAAAAACAGAAAAGGGGAAAATGGTAATTGGAAGTCGAGCTTGTTGCACACACACCAGACCCAGCATGGGTTATTGAACAGGCAGCTAGTGTTTGTTATGACAGTACACCGACTAGAGAATGTAAGCTTGTAATGCAGTGTTACCGCAGCGGGCACCACAGCGTGCTTGAACATGCGAGTTTTACTTTTAAAATTAGCGATATATCGCGTGCGTGTAGTCATCAGCTTGTGCGCCATCGTATGGCGAGCTATTCTCAGCGCAGCCAACGGTATTGTGACGAAGATGGATTTGGATATGTGACTCCTCCTTCGATCGAACTGTCATCGTATCATGACTCAATCGAAAATGCGCTGGATGAATATGTGCATTTAAAAAACAGCATGGGCAGGCCTGCGGAGGATGCACGCTATGTTTTACCCAATGCTTGTGTCACTGCGATCTATGTGACAATGAATCTGAGAAGCTTGATCAACTTCATGCGCGAACGCCTTTGCAATCGTGCGCAGTGGGAAATCAGAGAAGCAGCAAAAGAAATGCGCAAGCTTGTTGTTGATGTTATGCCGCAGGCGGATGAAATGCTTCGTCCAAAGTGCGAAGCGCATGTGGATTATCCGTTCTGTCCAGAACATAAGAGCTGCGGCAGACATCTTACACTGAAAGGAGTGTACAGGACTGAGTAATACAGTAGAACATCCGTCTCACTACAATATTGGGAAGTACGAAGTCATAGATGTAATAAATGATTGGAGGGTGAACTTTCAGCTCGGTAATGCGATAAAATACATAGCCCGCGCCGGCCGCAAAGATCCGTCTAAAACCGTAGAGGATCTTGAAAAGGCTAGGTTTTATATAGATTATGAGATCAATAGACTGAAAGGTGGTGGTGAAAAATGAAGATCGTGTTTTACTCAACGCGTTGTCCCCAATGTCGGATACTTGAAAATATGATGACTCGAGCGAAAATTGAATACGAAGAGTGTAATGACATAGATGTAATGAACAGCAAGGGGATTATGTCTGTACCGTGTCTTGAAGTTGATGGCAATATAATGGACTTTAAGAGTGCATTTCAATGGGTAAAGGGAATAGAGGCATGAACTACAAAAAGGAATTAAGACGATATCAACCATATCTTGACTATATCAAAGAATACAGTTGTTCTTTGAATGCTGCTTCAGGTAGTAAAGTGGATGCTAATGCAAATGTTGAAAATAAAAATGTTACGACACTTACTGGTGAGTTGTATAAAAAAGACGGTATTGGCATTAATCGATTGCGGATGTATCAGAAGCTGGCAGAAATGTTTGGTGAAGAATATGCGGAACGGTACATTGATCAACTGGAAAATCACGAGATTTATAAGCATGATGAAACAAATCCGTTACTTCCGTATTGCGTAAGCATTACAATGTATCCATTCCTGTTCGACGGGCTGCGTAATCTGGGAGGCGGAAGTGGCGCGCCGCACAATCTTGATTCATTTGCTGGATCATTCATCAATTTGTGTTTTGCGATTGCGTCGCAATTTGCAGGTGCGGTTTCTACGCCAGAGTTCTTGTCCTATATGGATTATTTTGTGCGCAAAGAATATGGCGACGATTATTATCTGCACGCAGACACGGTAGTGGATCTTTCTTCGCGCAGAAGGACAATTGACAAGGTGATTTGCGACAAGTTTGAACAGATCGTTTATTCGTTGAATCAGCCTGCGGCAGCGAGGAGTTTTCAGAGTATATTTTGGAATATTGCATATTTTGATAAGCCATATTTTAATGGCCTCTTTGAAAATTTTGTATTTCCGGATGGAAGTGCAATGAAGTGGGACTCCGTTTCATGGTTGCAAAAACGATTCATGAAATGGTTCAATAAAGAAAGGTGCAAACAGATACTCACATTCCCCGTTGAGACGCTAAATCTATTAGACGACGGAGAAAACTATGTCGACACAGAATGGGCTGACTTTGCAGCCGAGATGCTTTCGGAAGGCCACAGCTTCTTCAATTATCATAGCAGTAGCGTTGATTCGCTGGCATCATGCTGTCGGCTAAGAAATGAACTGCAGGACAATACATTTTCATTTACTCTTGGCGCTGGCGGTGTATCAACTGGCTCTAAATGTGTCATTACAATCAATATGAACCGTCTTATTCAAAATGCAGTAAGAAACGACAAGGATATCAAGGTTGCTCTTTCTGGACAGGTTGATGATGTCCACAAGTATTTGCTGGCATACGATGCGTTGTTGCAGGACTCGTTTAATGCGAAATTACTGCCGGTATATGACGCTGGCTATATATCTCTGGAAAAGCAGTTCTTGACAATCGGAATTAATGGACTTGTAGAGGGCGCTGAATACCTTGGTTACAGTATCAGCCCCGACGACAATGAGTACTGTAATTTTGTAAACGAATTGTTGTCGGTGATTTATCAGAAGAATAAAGCCGCGCGTACATCCGATGTTATGTTCAACACGGAATATGTGCCGGCTGAAAACCTTGGGGTGAAAAACTCTAAATGGGACAAAGAGGGTGGGTATTTCTCTCCCAGAGAATGTTACAATAGTTATTTCTATTTAGTGGATGATGTTGACACAACTCCGATTGACAAGTTCATTCTGCATGGTAAAACGATGACAGGAAACTTGGATGGAGGCGCGGCGCTTCATCTTAATTTAGACGAACACCTTTCTAAGGAGCAGTACAAACACCTGATGAAGGTGGCAATTAAAACCGGTTGTTCTTATTGGACAGTAAACGTGCCAAATACAATTTGCAATGACTGTGGCCACATCAGCAAACATCATCTTGACCACTGTGAAAAATGTGGAAGCAAAAATATAGATTACGCGACGCGCGTAATTGGATATTTGAAACGTGTTTCAAATTTCTCTGAAGCGCGTCAGAAAGAAGCAAAAAAGCGATATTATGCAAAAGCTTAAATATGCTGGATACGACATTGTGTTTCAAGAGGTGCCAGGCGAAATTAGTTTGGCAATTAACATAACAAATTGTCCGTATCATTGCAGCGAATGCCATTCTTCATATCTTGCAAATGATTTTGGAGATTTTGTAGATGACGATATCGATAAACTCCTTGACAAACATAGCAGCCTCATCACCTGTGTATGCTTCATGGGAGGGGACCAGGCAATGGATGATTTGAAATTTCTTTTGGAAAAAGTCAAGGCACAGGGCCTGAAGACATGTGTCTATTCTGGTGCAGAAGATGTCAGCATCTTTAAAACGATCTTGCATTTGCTAGATTATCTTAAAATAGGGCCATACATAAAAACACTTGGTGGCCTTGATTCAAGTACGACGAACCAAAAATTTTTTAGAGTTGCAAATGGTGAGATATGTGACCTCATGAACGATAGGTTCGTGAAAAAAACTCACCCGAATTAATAACCTACTCCTTGAGAGGAATGTGTGAGTATTGTATTCTGCAGTCTCACTTTGGCAAAAAATTCCGGCAGTAGAAAATAGACTGCCGTGCTGTCGATGACCTCAACGCTTTGGCTTATGCCGCCTGGGTCTACCTTTGGCTGTAAAGGTGACCCCAAACAACTTATCTTCAAAACTGATTTCATCACGATCAGCTTTGAGTACCTGGCTAACCGCCAGATGTCGTGCCAAAAGTACGACAAACAAAACGATTAAACCCAATATTCCAAAGTTGCAGGTTGCGAATATGATATTCACACATTTCCTCCTTTGTTCTATTTCGCTGTTTCGTCGCAGACGCCGCTTCTGTTTTTTCAAAGCGGGTTTGTGAATGAAATCAATCACTGGCGATTAGGCCAAAGGCTCCTTGATAACAGAATGCCATCAATAAAGAAATAAAAACAACAAACGAAAAGAGGAACAAAATGAAATACGCATTTTACTGTAAGAAGTTGCGCCCGGATGCAAAAATCCCGACGAAGGGGTCAGACGGGGCAAATGCTTATGACCTTTATGCTGTTACAGACGCAATGATCAAACCCGGAGAGACGGTAAAAGTTGGAACCGGCATTGCGATCAAGCCGCCGCCTTACCATGCTGGTTTTATTTTCGCTCGAAGCGGCCTAGCTGCGAAGCAAGGGCTTCGTCCAGCTAACTGTGTGGGGATATGTGACAATGATTATACTGGTGAATATTTGGTGCCTGTATACAACGACAGTGGGGAAACACGTTACATTATAAAAGGTGATAGGATCGCACAGCTTGCCTTTATCAAAACACTTGATGGAGAATTTGTTGAAGTTGACGAATTGGAGAAAACAGAGCGTGGTACCGATGGGTTCGGAAGCACTGGAAAGTAGACGAACCCTCCTCGTTTGGATAAATAAAAAAGGCAGTCCGTTTTATGGACTGCCTTGCATTGTGGTTAACATTCGATTCAAATATTGCTTGGGCGTATCGTATTGTGATGATATGCACTTCTTTTTGTGGCTTTAGCACACGATAAATGATAACATGTTTTTTTACAAACAAGTGACGGTATTCGCTGTCGGCATAAGCTCCAATGCGTCGAATCGGCCCACGTTCGGGCAACTGCTCTAAACTAAAAATAGCGGTTTCGAGTTCGTCAATGAGTCTAACTGCAGTGCTTGGCTCCATCAAGCTTTTGGCTATATGAGTATAGATATCATCTAAATCACGATATGCACGAGCATAAAGCTTTACACTATAATCATCCAAAATGTTTCCTCCGCAAAGATGAAAGTGTCTCTCGTGCGTTTAGAAGAACTCCGTCGGCAGAAAATTCCTTTTCAGCCTCGCTGATTGCCATATCCGTACGTGCTGTTTCAATCATTTCTTCGTACATTTCAATACTCATAACTACTAAGTCACCATAACCGTTTTTGGTGATGAAAAGAGGCTCTCGGTTCGCATGGCAAAGTTCTGAAATTTCAGTTGTATTTCTAAGATCCGTAATGGGCCTAATTTGAGGCATAACAAAATTCCACCTTTCATGTACATTATTATAGCATAATTATGTGTAAAGTGCAACGTCATGTTTGATCTCAACTATTTGTTTAATCTGTGAACGGTTCTTGTTTGATTGGCTTGCGCGATGTTTAAATCTTCAAAAAAGGATACGTAGGTGATTGGTGCATCTACGTTGCTGGATTACTTCGGTTTGGAGGTTGTAATCTCAACACCAATGGCCTTGAGTAGTACCTTCATGCTTATACCATTCTTGGCGCAATGGCCGTATATTGAGACCAGTACGAGGATGGCAGCAAGCATGGCTTGCGGATTCAATGTGAACAGTGATTATATATATGGATTATGCTTTTAGTACCGTATGCATTGAATTTTGGATGAATTTTAAACAAAAATATTGTTTAAAATCTATTTGCGTGCTATACTGTATGTAAGTAAATAAAAGGAAGGGTGTGTCCAATTGAAACTTTTGAGAGTTCGCGCGTCGAATTTTAAAAATTGTTGCGACAATTTTACAATTGACCTTATAGCAAAGTCGAAAAAAACAAGTGAGGATAAAGAATACGAATTGCAAATGATCGCCGATGATTTGTACGTGTTCAATACTGCGGCGTTTGTGGGAAGGAATGCGTCAGGCAAGACAACTGCAATAGAACTGTTGGAATGTGGATACACAATCCTTGGAGAATTTAGCCTAGAAAACAAGCATTACAGCTATGAAAATGTAACACTGGAACTGATTTTTTATCACGATGGTGACATTTACAAATATACAACTGTTCTGAAAGCAGATTCTAGCTTGGGAAATCGAGCAAACTTCACAGAGCAACACCTTTATAAAAAGAAATATTATAAAACTAAATTAAAGGAGATCTATGCAGACGCTGGATTCGATGAAATTATAGGGCTTGGAGAGCTGCCTGAAGATACATCTATTGTTTTTTTTGTCCTAAAAAAGAAAGCCACACGTGCGGTGTACTTTGACTGTGACGGGAAGGGAGCTGACACATATCGATTACTATTCAGAGCATTGAAGACGTATATGATTCCAAGAAGTACTTTAGAGAAAGTCATTAGGATATTTGATGACAAAATTCAAGCGTTAGAGATGCTGGATGAAAAGCATTATAAACTTGTATATCAAGATTATGTAAAAGAGCTTTCTGACTCTGAACTGGTATATATGTTATCCAGTGGAACCACGAAAGGTGTGTTGCTGTATGTTTTTGTAGTGGCTGCTCTGGAAAATGGATTCGATTTGTTGATTGATGAGGTGGAAAACCACTTCCATAAAGCCTTGGTTGAAAATATGATAAGTCTGTTTAAGGACAAACGAGTGAACAAAAATGCAGCAACTCTCGTATTTACTACACATTATTGTGAGGTCTTGGACCTGTTTAATCGGCAAGACAATATTTGGGTTGCAAAATCAGACATAAAAATTCATTTGGACAATATGTACGAAACTTACAATGTTAGGCCGGAGCTTCTTAAAAGTAGACAGTTCTATAGCAATGCCTTTGATACTGCGGTTAGCTATGATGCTCTTGTGGCGTTGAAAAAGGAGCTGTTGAAATGAAGGCCTTGATTATGTGTGAAGGCCCAAACGAGCTTGCAGTCATACAAATGCTGTTGGAAAACAATAAGTTGGTGTTGACCGAGGATGATTTACTGAACTTAGTTCCGTACCATGCAAGGCAGATCGGCAATAATGGTGCTGTAAAAACCGCGCTGAATTTATACCATGGAGACGTACGGATACTAAGAATTGGAGACAAATTAAGTGACGAACTTAAGATTCCGAAAGAATATAAGGAGCAAATCGTTGGCATTGAAAAATATTGTACCAAACCAGAGCTAGAAATGCTGCTTATTATTTCCGAAAAGCTAGATAAAGATTTTGAAAAAGTAAAATCCAAAGTAACACCAAAAATGTTTAGCAAGCAAAATATTGTGTGCAATGGTATACGCTATGACAACAGCACAGCATTTTATCACGCATATTATGGCAAACGAATCGATTTTCTTGTGGAGACAATTAAAAGATATAAACATTTGAAAGGGCATCATAAAAAAGATGAGCGATATCTTGCAGATCTTCTAAGACAATGAGCGTGATAAGATTAAATACAAGGAAAGCAACTTGTAAAAAATGCCCCGTGTAAAATAACACGGGGCAAATAAAAAGGAAAGGTTATAGGAGAAATCAACACATCAGAAGATAATTTGTATAAAACCGAGCTATCATTGCTTGACTTTTTACTAAATGAAAAATTGATATCAGAATATGAGTATAGATTTTGTCGTGAAGAGTTAAGTCCAAAAAAATTGTCCCGTAATACACAAACAATAAAATAATAATCTTATAATATAGATACATAATTTTTGGAGGTGGTATTACGAGAAAAGCAGTTTATTATGCGAGAGTTTCAACCGAGGAAGAGAAACAAATAAATGCATTAAAAAAACAGAGAGAAGAACTTGAAGCATTCATTAATTCGCATGAAGATTGGGTTTTAGTCGATCACTATTATGACGAGGGGAAGTCTGGTACTACACGCAATGGGCGAGAGGGATACAATAGGCTATTTGAAGATATGCTCGAAAATAAATTCGATATCATCGTCATTAAGGATCAAAGCCGCTTGATGCGTAATGTGTTAGATTGGTATTTGTTTGTTGACCGTCTAAATAGAACTAAAAAGAAGTTATATCTTTATTTGGACCATGCATTTTATACACCTGATGATGCGCTCATAACCGGAATCAAGGCAATGATGGCAGAAGAATATTCTAAGGATTTAAGTAGGAAGATATTATCAGCAGCCAAACGAAGTCAAAAGGGCGGCACTGTTTATGGCAATAACCGATTATGGGGATATGATCAAAAAGACGGAAAATTGTTTATCAATGAAAAAGAAGCCGAAATAGTGCGATTTGTGTTTTCATCCTATGTCTCTGGTAATGGATTTCGCAAAATTGTGACTCAATTAGATGACATGGGAATCAAATCAAGTACAGGAACAATCTTTTCAATCTCTGTTTTGAAACGTATGATTCGCAATGAGAAATATAAAGGCGTATTGGTTGGCGGAAAAACTCATAAGGATTTTTATACCAAGAAAACTACATTTACAGATGAAGACGAATGGGTGGAGATCCCTGGCGGTGTACCAGCGATCGTATCGGAAGAAATATGGGAACAAGCCAACCATATTCTAAACGAAAGGCGAAAGAAGAAAATAGAATCAGATAAAGGCGCGGCAAAAGAGGTATACATTGGACATTTTTCCGGTCCATATTGCCTTAGTGGTAAGATGAGATGCGGAGTATGCGGAGAGATAATGTGGCATACATCGTATACTACACAGAAGTCAAAGATTAAACATGAAATTTGGATTTGTCGTAAATACAAGATGTACGGAAAGAGTACAAAACGTGGCTGTAATGCAAGAACAGTGTTTGAGGAAGATATCATTCCAATTATTAAGACATGTATTTTTGAAGCTTTAAACAATGAAAAAGATGCGATTGAAGCTGTGATTGCAAACATCAAACTTGTCACACAAAGAAATGCTCCAACTCTTTTCAGTGAAAATATTGAGCAACGGGTTCGGTCCCTTAGGCAAAAAACGGAAAAAATTCTTGATTTGTATGTCGATGGCGTTCTGAATAAATATGAGTATAAAACAAAGAAAGAAGAGATCGATTCACAGATTGCAGACTTAGAACGTAAACAGGTAGGAGCTTTTGGCGTCGAGGAAATAACGCGAAAACAAGATGAAAGAATAGTAAATTTGCGAAAAGTTTTAGCGTCAAAATTTGAATCTCCAGAAAAATTGCCGGATTCGTTTATCCGCAACTTCGTTTATGATGTTACTGTATATGATGACAAAATTAAAATAACACTGTATGACGGCAGTGAATATATGCGTGAATTAATTGAAAGAAAACACAGAAATAAAGGGGGAGAAAACACCGAAAATTTTACGAATGTCAGTGCGTGACCGATAGCGTCCAGCAGCGGACCGGAAACGCGCTGCAGATAGCGCTCAATGGCATAGGGCGTGCAGCTGCACGCGCGGGTGGGGTGCCCAAAATAGCCGCATGGGCAGGGATTCATGGCGGCGGCCAGCATGATGCTGCTGGGGAATGACGCGCTGCCCGCCACGCGGCTGACGGTGACCGTGCCGTCCTCCAGCGGCTGGCGCAGGATCTCCAGAGCGTCGCGGTGAAATTCGGGCAGCTCATCCAAAAACAGGACGCCGTTGTGTGCGAGGCTCACCTCGCCGGGACGCGGCGTGCTGCCGCCGCCCACAAGGCCCGCCGCACTTACCGAATGATGCGGCGCGCGGAACGGGCGGTGGCTCACAAGCCCGCTGCCGCGGGGCAGCATGCCCGCCACAGAATATACCTTCGTCGTCTCCACAGCCTCCGTGCGGGAGAGCGGCGGCAGAATGCCCGGCAGACGTTTGGCCAGCATGGATTTTCCCGTGCCCGGCGCGCCGATCAATAAAATATTGTGGCCGCCGGCGGCGGCGATCTCCATGGCGCGCCGGGCCTCCAGCTGGCCCCGGACATCTGCAAAGTCCGGTACGTCCCGGGGCCCGCCGGGTGCAAAGGCCGCGGGCTGTGCCGGTTCTATGGGCGCTTCGCCCGTCAAATGGCGCACTGCGTCCAGCGCCGTATGGACAGGGTAAACACAAAGCGCGCCGGCTGCCGCGGCCTCGGCCGCGTTTTCGGCGGGAACGAACAGGCGGCGCACGCCCTGCTGCACCGCGGCCAGCGCCATGGGCAGCACGCCCGTCACACTGCGCACGCCGCCGTCCAGCGAAAGCTCGCCGATGAAGGCGTCCTCCGGGCCGGGGACGGGCAGCTGCCCGGAGGCAGCCAGAATGGCAAGAAGAACAGGCAGGTCGTACACAGGGCCGGTCTTGCGGATATCGCCGGGAGCGAGATTGACGGTGATCCGGCTGACGGGCCAGACGAAGGACAGGTTTTTCAGCGCGCTGCGCACGCGGTCCGTGGCCTCGCGCACAGCGCTGTCCGGCAGGCCCACGATGGTGAATTGAGGCAGTCCGCCGCTGATATCCGCCTCCACGCTCACACTGAAGCCATTCAGCGCATATACGCCCAGGCTGTTGATCCTTGCAAACATCCTTCCGCCGCCTTTCGCCGTTTTCCGCCGCACTTCGCGCCGGTACGCCCATATGGGTGTGTTTTTAGTATAACTTGCGCGTCATTTTTGTACAAGTGCGAATTGACAGGCTCAGGCCCATGGCTTATGATAAGAAGTATAAAAGGCGGCACGCCGCGCGGCGCTTCGGCCGCCTGAGACTGAAAAGGGGAAGCGCAGCTTTCCCGGAAAGCGGGGGCATATTGATGTATCAGCAGGAATATGAACGGTGGCTTGCCGCCGAACTGGAGGATAAGGACCTGAAGCCCGAGCTGCTCAGCATTCAGGGCATTGACGCAGAGATACAGGACCGTTTCGCGGTGGAGCTGGAGTTCGGCACCGCGGGCCTGCGCGGCGTGCTGGGTGCGGGCACGAACCGCATGAACATCTATATGGTGCGCAAGGCCACGCAGGGTTTGGCAAATTATCTGAACAAGCAGGGCGGCAAAAAAAGCGTCGCCATCTCCTACGACAGCCGCATCAAAAGCGACGTGTTTGCGCGGGAGGCCGCGCGCGTGCTGGCAGGCAACGGCGTCAAGGCGTATCTTTACAAGGAGCTGATGCCCGTTCCGGCGCTCAGCTTTGCTACGCGCCATCTGCACTGCGACGCCGGCATCATGGTGACGGCCAGCCACAACCCGGCCAAATACAACGGTTATAAGGCCTACGGGCCGGACGGCTGCCAGATGACCAGCGAAGCCGCCGACGCGGTCTATGCCGAGATGCAGGCCACCGATATTTTTGCGGGCATCAGACTGGCGGATTTCGACGCGGCGCTGGAGCAGGGCGGCATCGAGTACATCGGCCAGGACACCATCGAGGCGCTGTATGAGAACATCAAGGCCCAGAGCGTTCGCCCGGGTTTGTGCAAAACCGCGGGGCTGAAGCTGGTGTATTCGCCGCTGAACGGTTCGGGCCTCGTGCCTGTCACCCGCGTGCTGGGGGATATCGGCATTACGGATATCACCATTGTGCCCGAGCAGCAGTATCCGGACGGTAATTTCCCCACTTGCCCGTATCCCAACCCCGAGATTCGTGAGGCGCTGGCCCTGGGCCTTGCGCTGGCGGAAAAATCCGGCGCGGATCTGATGCTTGCCACCGACCCGGACGCCGACCGCGTGGGCATTGCCGTGCGCTGTAAGGACGGCAGCTATCAGCTGCTTTCCGGCAACGAGGTGGGCGTGCTGTTGCTGGATTATATCTGCAAGGGCCGCACCGAGAACGGCACCATGCCCAAAGCCCCGGTGTGCGTTAAATCCATCGTCTCCACGCCGCTGGCGGACGTTGTGGCCGCGCATTACGGGGTGGAATGCCGAAATGTGCTTACGGGCTTCAAATGGATCGGCGACCAGATCGCCGGGCTGGAGGCCGCAGGCGAGGTGGAGCGCTTTATCTTCGGCTTTGAGGAGAGCTACGGCTACCTGGCGGGCAGCTATGTACGTGACAAGGATGCCGTCGTAGGCTCCATGCTCATCTGCGAAATGGCGGCCTATTACCGCAGCATCGGCTCGTCCATCAAGGAGGAGCTGGAGCGCATTTACGCCGAGTATGGCCGTTACCTGAACAAAGTGAACAGCTATGAATTCCCGGGCCTGTCCGGCATGGAGACCATGGCGGGCATCATGACAAAGCTGCGGGAGAACCCGCCGGCGGAATTTGCGGGATACAAGGTCGTAACGGTGGCAGACTACAAGGCACGCACCAAAACGGACGTAGCCACGGGCAAAACGGAGCCTATCGAGCTGCCGGCGGCCAACGTGCTCATCTACACACTGGCGGGCGGCGCCAGTGTAGTGGTGCGCCCCTCGGGTACCGAACCGAAGATCAAGACCTACTTTACCACGCTGGGCAAAGACCTTGCCGAGGCCGAGGCACAGCAAAAAGCGCTGGCCGCCGCTGTGGAGCCGCTTCTGAAATAA